CGGTGACGGTCAAGGCGGTGAAGGTGGGTGGCTTGGATTGGAACGGCTACAAGAACGGCGACCCGAATTATCGAGGGCAGGCGTTTAATACGCACGCCGAGCGCAACATCAAGAACACCGGCGGCTCGTGGTTCGCCGTCGCCCACAACACGACCAGCGGCAAGGGGCGGAACCCGGATGGGCGCAAGACAAACGGCGCCCCGCATATCCGGGACGGCGAAGGACACATGCGGCACCTGAGCAATCCCGCAGAGCATGGGCGCAAGAACGGCAACGACTGGTTCGGCTCGGGCGAGGACTGCTCTCTGCAGCGCCGGGCCGGCAGCAAATCCCCCGCCCGCAAGTTCGCCTCGGCCATGATCGCGAAAATTCCGCAGCCGCTCGCACGCCATATCGCGCGGACGTTCATAGCGCCCCAGCCAGCACAGGAGCGGCCATGACCACATCAACCGAAACGACGTTACGCAACAAGCTGCGGCCGGCCTATCATCGGTGGCGTAAATGTCCCATTCGCCTCGAGGCCGACGACTTCGCGCGGCTCTGCCACGCCGCCGGCATGCGCGGCGTTGGGCCACTCGAGTTGCTCGAGCGCATCGTCTCAACCACGCTGCGCGCCAACCTGATCAATGCGGTACTCGATGACGACCGATGACCGGCAGCGTCGCGCCAATGCTGGTTTTGCGCGCCAGGGCCGAGGCGCGCGCGCTACTCTTCGTCGCCGGTGAGTTCACTCTAGGCGAAGCCATAGATCCGTTGCTCGCGTATGCCGAGAGAAGCGGACTGCTTGCGTTGCTCGGCAGAGAACCTATCGACGAAATCATATTCGACGCTTTCGGGATCAAACCAGCCTAGCTGGGGACCGGCATGACAGAACTTGGTCAATTCGCCCAGGCATTTGCTTCATGGAAGGTCATTCTGGCCCCCGTGAAGGATGTCGATCGGCGAATGACAATCTTCGGAAAGATGGCGCAGGACGTCGCCGGCTATATCGCCAAAGGGCTCGACCGCGCCAGTGCCGTCGACGAGCTGCACGCAACCGCGCAGGCTCATGGGTTGGTCGGGCATTTCGGCGAGGATGCCGTCCAACAGCGGATCGCTGATGCTTTCGCGCACGCCGAAGCGCAGCCGAAAAAGAAGGTAAACGGCAAAACGCGGGCGCCGTCGATCACGATCCTATGCAAGGCTGAATTCATCAAGGGCTTCGTGCCGCCAGACTATCTGGTCGATGGTATCTTCCAGCGCAGGTTCATCTATGCGCTGACCGGGCAGACCGGCCACGCCAAGACCGCGGTCGCGCTGCACCTTGCCGAGTTGGTCAGCTCGAGCGACTACAACGCCATGTTCGGGCTGCACCGCGTCGAGAAAGGCCGCGTGCTCTACCTCGTCGGCGAAAACCCCGACGACGTTCGCATGCGCGTCATTGGCAGCGACAGCTTCCGCAAGGACGACCCGACCCAGGACAACATCACGTTCATCCCCGGCGTCTTCGACATCGCCCAGATGTGGGCGACGATCGAGGCCGACGTTAAGGCAAACGGCGAAGCCAGTTTGGTCATCATCGATACCAGCGCGGCTTATTTTCTCGGTAACGAGGAGCTCAGCAATACCCAGATGGGCGGCTACGCGCGCACCTTGCGCCGCCTCACCACCTTGAGCGGAAAGCCGTGCGTCCTCGTGCTCTGCCACCCCATCAAATACGTCACCGATCCTTCCCAATTGCTGCCGCGCGGCGGCGGCGCCTACCTCGCCGAAATGGACGGCAACCTGACCCTCTGGCGCACCAGCGACGACGTTGTCGAGCTGCATTACAACAAAATCCGCGGGCCAGGCTTCCAGGCCATGTCGTTCAAGCTCGAGCCCATCAAGTCGGACAAGCTGCTCGACCAAAAAGGTAGGCAGATCAGCACGGTACGCGCCGTCCCCATCAGCCAGCGCGAGGAAGAGCAGCACGACTACAAGGCCGAGGAAGACGAGGATCGCGTGCTCGCCGCCATGCTCAACGTGCCGGCCGACCACGGCGGCTCGTTCGCCAATTGGGCAAACGATCTCGGTTGGACATCAGAAACCGGCGAAGCCTACAAAAAGAAGGTCGAGCGCCTGGTCACCGGCATGGAAAAGAAAAAGCCGAAGCTGACCACCAAGATCCGCAACAAGTGGCAGCTCACCGACGAAGGCAAAGACGCCGCCCGGCAGGCCGTCCTGCGCTTCAATCGGCGCAAGGATTCCGACAGCCAAAAGGCCCTGTTTTGAGGCTGCCTTAATCCGGGACAGGTAGGTGTCCCGAAAGCAAATCGACAACCAGTTGAATTCACAATTTCGCCACACGGGACAATGCCATTTGTCCCGATTGTCCCGAAATCGACTAACCACCGCAAACACAACAAAAAAAGCCGGGACAAATGCTGTCCCGACGCCCACGCAGGAATCCATACCCTGCAGGGGAGCGAAATCGGGACGGGACATACTCTAGTCCTATATATAAGAACTCTGAGTCAGAGGATTTTTCGGTTCGAATTCGGGATCGAAAAACGAGCGAGCTTTCGAGCCAAAATTTGACGCGCCTGCCGCCGCCGCGCTAAAGGCAATGGCCATGACCTTTTGGGCCGTGGCGCAAACCGTCTCGCAGCGGGAATCCTCCGCCGGCATCCGGCTCGCCGAGGAAGGCTTCGAGATCTTCGCCCCGCGCATCCGCATCCACCTCAACGGTACGCCGCGGATCGTGGCGCTGTTTCCCAGCTACCTGTTCGTGCGGGTCGTCGACCGCTGGCGGGTCATAACCAAAACGATCGGCGTGCTTGGCCTGATCATGGCCGGCGACCATCCAGCCTGCTGCCCGGACGCCGAAATCGATAAAATCAAGGGCGCAACCATGCGCAACGGTTTGGTAAGGCTACCGAAACCACCGAAATCGCGGGCGTTCAAGCCAGGCCAGAGCGTGCGAATTAACTCAGGCTCGTTCTGCGGCTTCACCGCGATCTACCAGGGCATGAGCCCGCGCGACCGCGAAATCGTCCTGCTCGAGATGTTCGGCCGCGAGACCCGCATCGAGCTCGGCGCCGGCGATCTCATTGAATCGGTTGGACTACCTATTGCGGTTTCGGCCAATCAGAGCTACTAATCGAAAACTGCGATCAATCAAAGTTCCATTTGTCGCGTGCATTGGTTGCCTCACATTATTGTTGGTTTCCATTCCTCGCATCTATTGAGGGCCGAAAATCACGTCCCTCGACCGCGCGGCGCGCGTTTCCAAATAAACCCCGAATTTGTGTTTCACGTGAAACGCCCACAAATGGCCGCTGGTGCGTTTTGCGCCAAGCGAGCCGGCGCGCGCGAAATAGACCCTAAGTACAGGGCAGTCACACAATTTGAGGCAATACCGGGGTAAAATACTGATGGCAAAGCTCGAATAACGATGCTCTCAGATCTCTCCCAGCCCAGTGGCCCCGCCAAATCCGCCAAACGCAAGTCGCGGGCAAAAGACCCTAACAACCCCGGCAAGGGCGGCCGTCCAGCCGGATCGCTGAACAAGCGAACCGTCGCGGCGATCGAGAAGGCCAAGGCGAACGCGCCGGTCGTGCAGAAGCTGTCGCTGACGAGCTTGCGCGAGACCGCGCGGTACCTTGGCTCGGCGATGGCGCTCAAGCAACCGTGGCAACCCGACGGCCAACCGCGGCCAGGCGGCGATTACAAGATGTTCATGGAGCTCGCCGTGCTGCAGCTTCGATACCTCGAGGCGATTACGCCGTACGAGGCGCCGCGGTTGGCGGCGATCGCGATGATGCCGCAGGGCGAGCAGCGGCGGACCATCGTCAATTGCACGATCCTCGATGAGCGCGGCGGCAAGGTGTACAGCGACGCGGTGATCGATGGCGATGCGACGGCGGTCGAGGAGCAGCCTCCCGGCGATGGTGATGAAGAGGCCGCGGCGTGATGCTCAACCAGGCGGCGCAAGAGATCATCTATCAACGGCCGCCGCTGTATTCCAAGCAGATGGCGGCCATGTTCGATCCGCGCCGGATTTCCGTCATCGAGGCGAGCAGCAAGAGCGGCAAGACCGTCAGCGGCATCATCTGGCTGTACGAGAAGGCGCTGCAGGGCGCTCCCGGCCAGAACTTCTGGTGGGTTGCGCCGGTGAGCCTGCAGGCGCGCATCGCGTTCAACCGTATGCGGCAGCATTTCGTCGACCAGGACGGGTTGCCGATCTTCGCCGTCAATCTCAGCGATCACACGCTGACCAACGCGCGCGGCGCCGTCATTGCGTTCCGCAGCGGCGATCATTCGGACTCGCTCTACGGCGAGGACGTCTATGCAGCGGTGATCGACGAGGCGTCGCGTTTCAAAGAGGAAAGCTGGCACGCCATCCGCTCGACCCTGACGGCGACGCGCGGGCCGATCCGCATCATCGGCAACGTCAAAGGACGCAAGAATTGGTTCTATCAGCTTGCGCGCAAGGCCGAGGCGGGCTTTCCGGAACTCGGATATCACAAACTCACCGCCTATGACGCGGTGGCGGCTGGTGTGCTGGCTGACGCTGAGATCGAGTCGGCCAAGTCGATGCTACCGGACCATGTGTTCCGCGAGCTCTACCTCGCCGAGCCGAGCGACGACGAAGGCAATCCATTCGGCGCCGATCACATTCGCGCCTGCATCGCGCCGCTGTCCGGCAAGCCGGCGGTCGCTTGGGGCTGGGATCTGGCGCGTAAGCAGGACTGGACGGTGGGCATCGGGCTTGATGCCGAGGGCTGCGTCGCCATTGCGCTGCGGTTTCAGAAACCGTGGTCGGATCAAGTCAAGATCATCAAGAAGTTTGTCGCCAGGACGCCGGCTCTGATCGATGAGACCGGCGTCGGTGACCCGATCGTCGAGGCGATCAAGCGCCCGGATCACAGCAAGAGCGGCAATGGCGCGGACGTCTACGAATTGTCGTGCCCGCGGCTGGAAGGTTTTCGGTTCACCAGCGCATCCAAGCAGATGCTGATGGAAGGGTTGGCGCTGGCGATCCACGAACGCAAGGTGCGCTTTCCGCAAGGGCCGATCAGCATCGAGTTGTCCGAGTTCGAATATTCCTACACCGCGCTCGGAGTTCGCTATTCGGCGCCACCTGGGCAGCATGACGACTGTGTTTGCGCGCTGGCACTTGCCTGGGCGTGCTTCGAGCGCAAGAAGCGCGGCTATAATCTCGATGCGATGGCGAGTTGATGTTGGGCGAGGGCCTGCGCTCTCCGGGTGTCCCCGGCGCATTTAATTTTCCCTCATGTGTCTCGAATGATCTAGTCCGCGGTCACCGGATCAATCGTCAAGCCCGTCCCGATTATAGTCAGATTTCTTAGGATCTCAATCGATGGGCGTCGTCACAAAACTGCGCGACGGCATGCAAAACCTGCTCGCCGGCCTCGGCGTGCCGGGTCGCGACAAGTTTGCCTCGCAGACCTACATCTTCAATCCGATGTCGCTGGCCGAGTGCGAGATCGCCTATCGCGGCGACTGGATCGCGCGCAAGTGCGTCGATATTCCGGCCTTTGACATGACGCGGGAATGGCGCGCGTGGCAGGCCGATCAGGATCAGATCACCAAGCTCGAGATGTGCGAGCGAACCCTGTTCGTTCAGATGAAGGTCCAGCAGGCGCTTGTCAAAGCACGGCTGTACGGCGGTTCGGTTATTGTCATTGGTGTCGAATCCGGCAATCCAGAAGAGGAACTCGATCCTGAGTCGGTCGGCGAGGGCGATCTCAAGTTCCTGCATGTGGTGCCGTGGCACTATTTGTCGATGGGAGATATTGTCTGGGACGTGACGTCGCCGTACTGGGGACAGCCGAGCTGGTATCAGTTGCAGGCGACCGCGCCGCGTTTTGGCGGGATGAATACGGCAAGCGCCCGCGCTGCATCGTTCGAGAAAAATCCAGGCTCGCAAGTACAACTGCATCCCTCGCGGGTCGTGCGCTTCGTCGGACTGCCGCCGCCGGACATCCTGCGGTCGTCGACCATGTCGTTCGGCGACAGCGTCTTGCAGCCGATCAACGACACGATTAAAGCCTGTGGAATGATAGCTGGTTCGTTGGCGACGCTGATCTCGGAGATGAAGCTCGACGTCGTCAAGGTGCCAAACCTGAGCGAGGAGTTGTCGACGCAAACCGGGACCGACAAGATTATCAGTCGGTTCAGCAACGCGAACGTCGCCAAGTCGATCATCAACACTATTCTGCTCGACTCGAGCGAGGAGTGGCAGCGCATCGGGACCAATTTGGCCGGGGCTGAGTCATTGCTCACGGCGTATCTGCAGATTGCGTCGGGTGCCGCGGATATTCCAGCCTCACGCTTTCTTGGGTTACCGCATCGGGGCCTCAACACCACCGGCGAGGCGGATTTTCGCAACTACTACGATCGCCTGGCCAGCGAGCAGTCGGTGAACCTGACGCCGGCGATGAATATTCTCGACGAGGTGCTGATCCGTTCGGCGTTGGGCGATCGGCCGGACGAAATCTACTACGAATGGAATTCGCTGTGGCAGCAGACCGACGGCGAGAAGGCGGATTTGGCGCTCAAGAAAGCACAGGTCTACAAGATCGACGCGGACGAGGGCCAGATACCGCCGACCGCGCTGGCGCACGCGCGCATCAATCAGTTGATCGAGGACGGGTTCTATCCGGGGCTTGAGCAGGCGCTGGAGGATGCGGAGGCTGAGGGCGACACGGTCGAGGAGCAGAACGCGCCGGCGCCGCCGCCTCCGCAGCTCGCTCCGTTCACGGGACAACCGCCAGATCCGAATGCGCCGCCGGCTGATCCAAACGCTGCCTTACTGCCGCCGCCGATGCCGGCACCGAACGCTTGAGCAACAACTACCTTCAACCAACGGAGAATAAACCTATGAAGAGAGTTTTGGCTACGACCGCCATCCTGGCGGCGCTTGCGGTGCCGGCTGCGGCTAGCACCGTCACGCTAGGCGGTGTGACTTGGGATACCACCAACTCGGGCAGCCTGAGCCTCGGAAACGTGGTGCCCGCCGGGAATCAGCCGCAGAACGCGCCGTGCGTCATCTGCGGTGCCAACCAGCCGCAGCAGCCGGCGAACTTTGGCTACAACGACTACAGCAACAACGGAAGCGTGTCTTCGATCACTGCGTTCTCCGATCAAGGCAACGGCGGCCGCAACACGCTCGCCGACAACACGTTCGCCACCGGCTACACCGTCGGCGCTGGCTCACCCTTTCTGCTCTTTCTGCTCGCCCACGGCGACACCAGCCTCGGCTTCAGCATCGGCGTTGACGTCAACGACACCAACCAGGCGCAGACGCTGAACTCGTTCTTCTTCCTCGACTTCACTACGCATACCGTGCTGGCGTCGTTCACCGGCGGAACTCCTGGCAACGTGCCGTCACTCAACAATGGAACAGGCTTCCCGGACTACTCTATCACCGGAGCTCTCCTCAACCTCAACGATGTCCATCTGGGCGACACGATCGGCTTCGTGGCTCTCATGTCCGGGTTGAACGACGGGCCGGACTCGTTCTTCATTGAGGCCGCACCGGCGGCAGTGGTGACCCCGTTGCCAGCAAGCCTGCCGTTCTTCGCCGCCGGCTTGCTGGGCTTGGCCGGACTGACGCGGTCGCTGCGCCGGCAGTGCCGAGGCGATGCCACGGCATCAGCATAGGAAGCGGCGGCACGAGGTTCACGCCTACTGGCGTGTAATTCGTAATAAGGACGGCAGCGTCAAAAAGCGTATTCGAGTTGATAGCTACAAGCGCGGAAACGCAAACCTGAGGCCTAAAGCGAAATAGAGTCCCGCCCCGCTGATCCATCCATCAATGCTCAGTAGGCAGGAAGGCCCACCGGGAGCATCCCTGTGTACCATCACCATGTCTCTCCGGTGGGCCACCAAATTTGATGCGGAGGTAACACGATGACCTTGCAGGTTTTGAACGGCCCTTTCATTGACGCCGGCGAGTCGCTCTCGACTGAAATGGACTGCACGCCAGGCGAATTGGTGCGTCTCACCATGCCGGGTGCCTGGTCGGAGGCGGCGCCGCTGACGTTCCAGATCAGCACGGACGGCGTCTTCTACAATGATTTGTTCACGCTCGACGGCCATGAGCTCACGTTGCCGGTGGTGGTGCCGGGCGCGGCGGTGCTCGTTTCGCATGATGTCGGGCGCGCCGTTGCGTTCATCAAGTTTCGGTCGGGCACGCGCGCCGCTCCCGTGCCGCAGCAAGATCTGCGTGAGTTTGCGGTGGCGATCGATTTGCCCGATGCCGCGGGCGGCGCCGCTCGGTGAGCTATCTATGTGTGGGGGCACGCCATGAATGGTACTGCACTGATCTACCGCGATACACCCATTCGCGATCGCGATGAAATGCTCTGCTTGACCGATATGTGGCGCGCGGCGGGTGGCGATGAGAGTAAGCGGCCGGCAAAATGGCTGGCACAAGAAGGGCCACAAGAATTTGTCCGTTACATAGCGGACAATCTCAATATACCCGTGGGGGATATTGCCATTGGCGAACGCGGGGGCCGTGATCCAGCCACTTGGGCGCATTGGCAGGTTGGACTTTATTATGGGCAATATCTATCTCCTGAATTTCGGATGTATTGCAACGAAGTTATTCGCAGGCACTTTGAACAGCGGCACGCAGGTGGATTGCCCGCACAGATTGAACTGAAGTTGATTGACGCATTAGAGCGTCGTGTTGATCGTCACGAAGTGAGGCTGGATCAGCATGAAAACATTCTGATGGACACACACCGACTTGCTGTTGAGACGCACGGCAACGTCATTGCAGTGAAACGCTGGCAAGAACAGACCCGATTACCTAAACCGCGACGATTCAGTGAAGAGGATGAGAGAAGTTGTTACCTCGTTATTCATCTTGAATTCCGCGGACTGTGTCCAATTGATCGGACAACACGTTTAACCGACGATAAGGGTCGGAGACTTTCTGGCGTATCGGATTTAGACCACTGGCATGGACCTCAATACAATCGGATTGAGAATGCATTTCCAGTGTCGTTGGCGGTTCACAGGAAGCTGACAGAGGACCCTAAATTTCGTGAAGCTCATATGCCAACATTTCAGCATTTTCATTTGATGCGCGAGAAACTTAAAGAACAAGGGATTTTCACGAAATCAAAACGCCCGCGCAAGTGGCGCGGGAAGCTCCGTTATCATCCCGACCAAAAAACGTTATTCGACGTATGAGCGACCCGACCGGCACGGCCGGCCTGCGTCGATCATTCTTGGCCGAAGGCAATCGCCGCCTGACGCGGGTGCGCTCGCTGACGCACACGATGCTGGTCGAGCACGACGTGATGGCGGCGCGCGGCGATCCGCTGGCGCAGTTGCTGCCGCATCCCGGTAACCGGCTCGCGGCGTTCATGCAATGGTTCGAGCAGACGGTTAATGCCCAGTTGCTCGGCGGCCGCTGGTGGGAGCGGTTCCTCGAACGCGCCTATCGCTCCGGTTTTGAGGCTGGCAGTGCGCTGACACACACGCCTCCCAGTGCAGCGCCACTGCCGGCGGTGTTCCGCGAGCTCGCCGGTCGCGAGTTCGCGGGCATCGCGGCTGCCTTGGTGCAACAGGTGACCCGGCAGGCTGCGGGCGCTGCGCTCGGGCGGCGCAAGCCGCAGCCGATGTATCGGCAAGTACTGCCGGTGTTGCGCAAGGTCGGTGACGCACGCGTGCGGATGGCGACCAACACCTTGACGGTCAAGCTGCATAACTCCGGCCGGCTGGCCCAATTCCGCGCCGCCGGCATCACCCGCGTCGGCATCACGCCGGAACGCCTGGAGCCGCGCAAGCCCTCACGGTTTCTGAAGCGGGATCATTTGCGGCACGATCATCGTCTGCATGACCGCGAGACCGAAGTGGAGCGGCAACTACGGGCGGCCAACGAGTTGCTTGCGGCCCAACAACGCCAGCGGGAAGCCGAGCAAGCGGTGGCGCAAGCGGAGCTCGAAGCCGAACAAGCGCGCGTGGCGGCCGAGGTTGAGGCCCATATGGCTGGCGCCATGCTGGGACTGAGCCGGGCGCAGGCTCAAGTGGGATTGGCGGCGTCGCGCACGCGGGCTGGCGAGGAAGTGGCGGCAGCGAAGGCGGCGACGGCGGCGAGAGAAAAAGAGGCGGCGGCAGCGTGGCAGAAAGTCCTTGCTGCCAGAAAAGAGGCGCGCGCCGTCGAGTATGCGGCGAAAGCGGCCGAGCAAGCCGTCGAGCAGGAGGCCGCACAGGCGGCCGAAGCCGCTGCAGCCGAGGTCGAGCAAGCTCTTACGCTGGAGCCTGCGCCAGAAGAAGAAGCGGCGGCAGAAGAAGTGAACGTGCAGACCGCGGGCGATGATCGCGTCTGCGATATCTGCAACGAAATCGCGGCTGACGGTCCCTACACGGTCGACGAGGCGGACGAGCTGCTCCCCGTGCACCCGAATTGCCGATGCTCGCCGGTGCCGGCGCTTGCTGATCCTGCGCAACTTTCACTTCTAGGAATCGGCGGGGCAGAGGAAGGCTGATGGCGATTGGCATTCGCGTTGTTGGACCGCCGTTGGATGCACAACTCGATCGCAATCTGGAAAAGTATCGGCTGAAGGTCCAAGCCGCGATCGACTCGGCCACCGATCAGCTAGCGGAGACGATGGTTGAGAAAGGCCGTGAAGACATTGCATCGGCCGGCAATTTTGGCTCGCGCTGGACGACCGAGGGATTGACGTCTGACGTCAGCGGCAGCGGCACCATCCGCACCATCACGATTCGGGAAGCGGTGCCGTATTGGCGGGTCTTTCAGAACGGCGCCATCATCCAGGGAAAACCGCTGCTTTGGATTCCGTTGAGTTTTGCGACCGAGGCACAAGGCGTTTCCGCAAAAGATTACCCCGGTCGTTTGTTTCGTGTCGATCGCAAGTCCGGTGGGGCACCGCTGCTGATGTCGGCCGATGACAAGCAACCAAAATACTCCGGACACGAGAGTGTTCGCATTCCAAAGAAGTTCCACCTGGTCGAGATCGTGACCGCCGAAGCCAAAACCTTTGGCGCTCTATACCGGGTCGAGATGGCCAAATCCTGAGTGACGGAACACCATAGGAGGGCAATCAAATGGGAATTCTCATCAGCTTTGCCTATCTGTTGCTCTACATCGCGGTCGTCATTTTCATCGCCTTCTGCATTGTTTGGTTGATTACCAGCTTCATGGGCTGGTCGATCGATGCCAATGTCTACAAATGGGGCAAGGTCATCGTCGGCCTGCTCTGTATCATCGCCGTTCTGGTCTGGCTTTCTGGGTTGCTCGGCTTCGGTCCCGGCATTCCGCAACCGCATTTGATGTACCGATGACCAGCGACCGGCAGTTTTTCTTGTCCGTTTTTGTACTGGTCGTGGCCGCGATGCTTGCGCTTGCGGCCTACGGCTATTTCAGCGGCGCGTGGGACCGCAATCCGATCGCGCCACCAGCCATAGTCGACTGAAAGGTCACGCCCATGAACATGCTCGACAGGATCGAGGTCGAGGAGCGCTGCGACCTCAACGACGCCGGCGCAAAAATGCGGATTACTGAAGACGGCTATCTGGTGGCGTCGCCGCGCATCGCCCGCACCGGCATCCAGCTTTACAGCGGCCACGAGGTGGGCCGCGACGACCTCGAGGTGGTGCGGGTCTATCGGCCGGCCGAGCAGGTGTTCGATAAGGCGGCAATGGCATCGCTGGCCTGGCGGCCGGTCACGCTCGATCATCCTGAGGACGCAGTCACCGCGAAGAACTGGAAGCAGCTTGCCGTCGGGTATGTCACCGGCAAGGTCGCCCGCGACGGTGACTATATCGAAGTGCCGCTGGCGCTCATGGATCACGATGCGATCACCGCGGTGCAGAACGGCCATGCGCAGTTGAGCGTCGGCTATGGGGCGAAGCTCGTTTGGGGCGATGGCGTGACGCCGGCCGGCGAGCCTTATCACGCGGTGCAGACCGACATTCGCGCCAACCATGTGGCCGTCGTCAAGTTCGCCCGCGGCGGCGATAAGCTCAAGATCGGAGACGACGACGCGAACGACCGCGAGTTCGCGACGGCTGAGCGCGAGAAGGCGGCCGAGAAGGGCCAAGCGATGCCCGGCGGCGGCTTCCCGATCAAATCGGAAAAGGATTTGCGCAACGCGATCCAGGCTGTCGGGCGCGCCAAGGATCCGGCTGCCGCTAAGGCGCATATCAAGAAACGGGCGAAGGCCCTGGGCCTGACATCGCTTATTCCCAAGCAGTGGGGCGATGCCGCCCCGAGAAAGGAGACCAACATGAGCGTGAAGACTATTGATGGCGTGCAGATCGAACTTGAGGACAAGGACGGTCAGATTCTGGACCGTTACCTCGGCGGTCTGCAGAGCAAACTGGCCGACAACGAAAAGAAGGTCGGTGAACTGACTGCGCAAGTCGTAGCACTCGGCAAAACCGTCGAGACCAAGGACGGCGAGATCATCGGCCTCACCAAGAAACTCGCCGACGCCGAATGGACGCCGCAGAAACGCGACCAGGCCATTCGCGACAGCATGGATGTCTTCGATCGCGCTCGCCGCGTGCTCGGAGACAAGCTGGTCACCGACGGCAAGACCGACACCCAGATCAAGCGTGAAGTCGTTGCCGCCGAGATCGGTGACGAGGAAGCCAAAGCCATGTCGGACGAGGCCATCGCCGGTGTGTTCAGTGCCGTGACCAGACAGGTCAAGAAAGACGGATTCCAGCGCACGGTCAGTGCGTTGTCCCAGCCTCCGTCGGCGTCCTCGATGTTGACGCCGTCCCAGACCGCCTACGCAAAGTACGTCGACAGCCTAAACAACGCCTACAAGGCCAAGAGCGCGTAACCCCAAACCCGTAACAGCGAAAGGAGGCAGCACATGCCTGCTGTTCAGACCACCTATAGCGCAACGATCCAGCCTGGCGCGGAAGGCCAGATCGCCAGCATGCTCGACGACGATGATGTCGAAACGCGACTCTGCGAAACTGCCGCTGGCATCGCATTCGGGCGGGCGGTGTCGGAAGGCACCAACGCGCGCGGCGCCGTGCTCGGCGGGGCCACCAAGTTCATCGGCATCACGATCATCGACACTACCCTGATCATCAAATCCGGCCAGACCGTCGATCTGTATCAGCAGCGCGACAGCATGGCGGTGTTGAATGAGGGTGATGTCTGGGTGCGCCCGGTAGCGGCCGTCACGCACGGCTCGCCGGCGACCTACGACTCAACCACCGGTCAGCTCAACCCTGTCGCTGCCGGCGTGGCCATTCCGGCCTCGCGCTACATCACGTCGGCCAGCGCCGGGCAGCTCGCGCTACTGCGGCTGACCGCAACCGCTCCGGGTGCGTAACCCAGCAAAGATGGAGACACCAAGATGAATTACCAATTCGGCGATGCTGCCCAACAGGCGCTCAGCTTTGTGGTGCAGCAGGCGCAATACATCGAGCCTCAGGTTTATGAGGTGGCGTACCCGGAAATCCAATATCCGAATCTGGTGCCGATCGATTCATCGGGTAACGAGTGGATGAAATCGATCGCGTTCCTGTCCCTCGACAAGGTTGGCCAGGCAAACTGGTTCAATCACCTTGCCGCGGATGTTCCGTTTGCAGATGTCATGCTCAACAAATTCGAGCAGGGCATCGAAATGGCGGCTATCGGCTACTACTGGACTCTCGAGGAGACCGGCCAGGAAGCGATGATTTCCGGCCCCACCATCAACAGAGTCATGGAAC